CGGGGTCGTACCGGACCGTCCCCGTCAGCGTGCCGCCGTCCTTCAGGCCGCCGATGAACTCGCGCCACTGGCCCGGCGACGAGTGCGTGGTCACGTCGTAGTCGTCGACGGACACGTCGAAGATGTCGACCGACACCAGCTCGAGCGCGTCGAGCGCGGTGGCGAACGCGTCGTCACCCACGTCGATCTCCAGGGTCGTACCGAATGCGTCAATTCCTGCCATGGGTCAGGCCTCCTGTGCTGTGTGGATGCGGAACTGGTCGGTACGGCGCCGCAGCGCCCGCTCCGGGTCGTCGACCGACTGCGACGACTCCCACCGGGCCTTCCACACCTTGTGGCCGACGACGAGCGCGTCGATGGCGGCGTGCTGGTGGGCGATGAGCGCGACGAGCCGTGCGCCGATCCGGTCCCCGGGGATGGACGAGCGGGCCCGGGTCCAGGTGTCGGTGGTGATCACGGTCTGGCGGCCGGAGCCGCCGTGCACGTCATCGGGGACGCTCGACTTGCGGGGCCCGAGGATGACGTAGTCACCGGGGTGGTTCTCCGGTGGCTCGTCGAACACGGCGGCCAGGGCCATCAGCGGGGCGTCGGCGGTGAGGAGCGCGTACAGACCGACCTGGAGCGCCTCGGACGGGTCGACCTCGGTCACGTCGCCACCCCCTGGTTCGCCTTCAGGATCTTCCGTGTGATCCTCTTCGGGAACCGCCGTCGGGCACGTTCCCGGGCCGGGCGGGCGAACGGCTGCGCCTTGTGCGACGACGTGCCGTCCTCGACGATCCAGGCGTGCTTCGCCGTGGCCTTCACGACACCGGACAGCCCGGACACCTCCTCCTCGATCGACTCGGCCAACGGAGGCTTCCCACGATGACCCTGACGGGCCTCACCGACCGGGGCGTCACGGCGCATCTGCCGGGCGATCTCGGCCGTCTCCTCCGCGACCGCCTCCTCCACCGCCGCCAACTCATGGCGCGCCAGCGCGTCGATCCGGCCGAGCGCCCTCGGGATCCCGACCACCTTGATCGACTTGGCCATCACGCACCACCCTCAGGCTGGTACGCCTCCAGCTCGAGCCGCCGGTAGGTGCCGTGGCTGTCGGTGGACACGGCGAGCACGCGGAGCCGGCCACGGGCCGGGACATCGGGCAGCGCCGGGGTGACGACGAGCTCGTCGCCTCGGCCGATGTTCGCGGTGACGAACGTGTGGCCGACGTGGGTGAGCCGGGCACCCCACTGGTCGCCCTGCAACCGTTCCTCCGCCGACGGCTGACCCACCTTCACCCGCACCCCCGAGGCGACGACGGCGTACGTGACGGTCTGGCCGCCGACCTCGTCCGTCACCGTCGACGGGCGGTGCACCGTCGCCCGGTGCGTCATCAGATGCCCGATCACAACAGGTCCCCGCTGGCCGCCGGCTCCGAGGGCTGCATCGGCAGATCCGACGTCATGGCGAGCGACCCGGCGCCGAGCACCCCGACCGCCTGGCGCACGTTGCGCTTCTCCCGGGCCGTCAGCTCCATCGTCGCGACGAACGACGTACCCGCCGAGTAGGAGTAGTCGCCGAGCGTCTCGGACTGATGCCCCATCGGGTTCGCCGACCCGCGCCGCACCAGCGTCACCGCAAGGGACTCGATGTAATCCGGCGCATCCGGCGAGTCGACGAGATCGAGCGCACCGCGGGCGGCGAGACGGATGACCGAGGATGCCCGCTTGATGAGCGCGGCCGCGTGACCGGGGTCGACGTCGACACCCTCTGCTACGAGGTCGTCGATGGTGATGAGCCCGGCCATGCGATCCTCAGTGCGCCTTGAACGCGCCGAGGGTGACCGACGTGACCGCCGACATCGTGACCTTGGCGAGCGTGGTCGTGTTGTCCCGGACGACGGCACCCTGGGGAAGGGCGCCGAGCTCGGCGAGCGGCATGACGTGGACCCCGGCCGCCGCGATCACGATGGCGTGCACCCGGACCCCGCCGACCGCGACCGGGATCCGGTAGGTGGCGGTGACGTTCCCACCGGACCCGTTGCGGACGATGAAGAAGTTGCCTTCGCCGATCGGGGCGGTGTCACCCTCGGTGACGGTCGCCGCGGCGAACGTGGCGATGACGCCATCGGCGTCGAGATCCTGGACAGCGAGTAGGGCCATGGGTCAGTCCTCTTCCTGGCCGGCGTTCGCGGCCTTGAACTTGTCGATGAGGTCGGTCGAGAGGTTCCCGCGGGCCGGGACGTCGATACCCTCGGCGCGGGCCCAGGCCCGCACCTCGGCCGGTCGCGGCTCGTCGCTGTCGTCGGGCTCGGGCTCGTCGACGACCTCGACCCAGCGGGGTCCCTTGCGAGGCGTCCGGAGCCGGCCAGGGATGCCCGAGGCTCGGGCCTCGTCGGCGGTGAGGTCGACCTCCCGGCCGGTACGGGTGTTGCGGTAGCGCATGACGTCTCCTGGTCAGGTGGCCTGGTTGTGGACGATGGCGAAGATCACGTCCTGGCACGCCCGGTGCAGCGACTGGGCCGCCAGCGTGGCGTCCGGGCCATCGGGCACCAGGCCGTCCAGCTCGACCACGAGCGCCTGGAAGAGGTCGCGGACGTGGTCGAGCTTGTCGGCGGTCGGCTCATCCGGCCGGTACAGCTGGATGAGGTCGGCCGCCATCTCGGCGAAGGTCGGATGCATCAGGGGGCGTCCTCGACCTTGAAGGTCCGGTTGGCGTCCACGAGGCTGGCGCCGGCGAACGTGGAGATGACGCTCTGGTCGGACAGGGTCGTCGTGTCGTACTGGAAGATCTGGCGGAGACCGAGACCGCTGTCGGACACGGAGGCCGACTGGTTCGCACCCCGAGGCGCCACGGGCGCCCGGTTCGCGAACGCCCAGCCGGACCGGTGGTAGAAGTTCAGCACCTGATCGAGAGCGCCACCGTCGAGCGCGTTCGACTCGACGAACGTGAAGCCGGAGTAGCGACCGATGACCGCCTCGCGGAGAGCGGAGTCGTCGCCGGTGCGGGCCACGTTGTCCTGGAAGTTGTCGATGCCGAGGACCAGCGAAGCACCCGCGGGGGAGCAAGCACAGAACCGGTCACCGGGCGGCACGTCGGCCTCGGACAGCACCTCGCGGGCCTCCAGGATGTACGCCTCGACGTTGGCCGAGGTCAGGTCGACGTGGTCCGCGACCACCGCGTTCATCGCGACGGCCAACTCGTCCTCAGCGCCGGCCGCCACGGCGGCCACCTGCGGCTCGGTGACCTGCATCCCGAAGTCGATCAGCTCCATCGACAGCTCTTCGTCGGTGATGCTGGCGGCGTCGTAGAGGTGGTGCAGCACGACGGCGACACCGACCTCGTTGATGGGGTCGATGTTGGCGGCGATGCTCGCACCGGGGACGGCCTGGACGTTCGCCGTGCGGGGCTGACGCACCCGGACGGTGATCGTGTCGCCGTTGTCGCCGGCGAACTCGTTGCCCGCCGGGCGGGCCACCGTGTTCGGCAGCACGAGGGTGCGGCGCAGGAGCGGGATCATCAGGCGCGAGATGCCCTGAGCGGTCACGAGTGGCATGAGGGGGAGCCTCCAGGCTCAGGGTCGCCGGGCTGACCCGGCGGACATTGGAAGGGTGGTGGTCGGGTCAGATCCCGCCGTGGCTGCGTTTCCACACCACGTCGGCCATCTCTTCGCCCGACATGTCGTCTGCGGACTCCGACGACGCACCGCCACGCAGCTTCTCCTTCGGCTTCGACCGGCCACTGCCGGCGTCGTTGCCGTTCGTGGAGGCCTTGCCGTCAGCGTCGCTGCTGTCGCTGTCGTCATCGCTGTCGTCATCGCCCTTGGCGGGCTTGCCCTTGGCGGGCTTGAACGACTCGACGAGGTCGTCGGCGTCCTCTTCCAACTCTTCGCGGGTCGTTCCCGACAACCGCTTCGCCTGCGCCGGGGTCAGCTCGTACTTCGAAGCGACCTCAGCGACCAGATTCTTACGACGCTCCTCGGCCAGATCCTTGCCAAGATCGGCGATCTGGCCTCGCAGCTTGTCCATGTCGGACTTGTTGGCCGAGCCGCCGTCACTCTCCAGCTCTTCCAGCTTCGCCCTCAGCTCATTGGCCTGGGTCTCGTGGCGTCGCGCGTAGCGCTTCCACTTCTTGGCCTCGGCCTCCCAGTCGGTGCCCGTGTCGGGCGGATCGTCGTTCGTGTCCGTGTCGGACGTGTCGTCATCTGCCATCGCCGGTGCGGATCCCCTTGTCGGGTCGTGATCTTCACCAGAGATTAGATCTGATCACCGTATCTGTTTCAGGGATGGTCAGGCGGCGGCGATCGGGTCATCGGGGAAGGACCGGCCTTCGAGCGCCCGCCGGAACGCGTTCTCGGCGTCCTTCCCGGACAGCCCGGGCGTCGAGCGCGACCACAGATCGGCGAACTCGAGCGACTTCGCGGGCAGCACCGAGCCCTCGAACTCGGGCTCGGCCTGGCACGAGCAGTTGGATACGACTAGGCTGTTGGCGGCATACCAGCCCTCGGATGTTCGGAGATTGAACACGTGCCCAGACCAGCCCCCGACCCGGCGAAGATCGACCACGCGGCGGAGTTGTACGCCACCGGCAAGACGTTCAAGGAGGCGGCGGCCGAGGTCGGCCTGGGCGCCAACGCCGTCCGCACCTTCCTCGGCAGGCGGGGGATCAAAGCGAGGACCCGCCGTCAGCGTCCGGGCAATGGGCGTATCGAGCCTCCAGACGGGTCGTTCATCGAGGCCTACAGAAGCGGCGAGAGTGAGAAGTCGATCGCCGGCAGGTATGGCGTCGCCCGGGGCGTGGTCACGCGTTGGCTGAGCGAGGCCGACGTCGAGCGTCGCGGCCCTCTGGATGCCTCCCGGTTGCACGTTTCGACCCTCACCCCGGAACAGATCAGCGCCAAGCTGGAGGCCGCACACGCAGCCGCCCGAGGCCGGAAGAAGACCGAGGCCGAGCTGGCCCAGGCCGCCGCGACGCGCGAACGACTCGGACCCCGACCCGGCGTCACCAGCACGGGCGAGGACCTGTTCCGCAAGGAACTCGACACCCGCGGCATCAGCTACACCAGGGAGAAGGCGATAGGGCGTTACAACGTCGACTTCGCCCTGACTTCCCACTCCATCGCCGTGGAAATCCTCGGCGGCAACTGGCATGGATACAAGCCCATTCACGCGACCCGTACGCCATACATCCTCAATCGAGGATGGAGCATGGTGTTCATTTGGAGCAACAGATCCAGGGCCACGCGCGCCGCTGTGGACGAGACGGTCCGACTTGCTGAGCAGACCCGCATCAACCCACCCGCGATCGGTCAGTACTGGGTGCTTCGGGGTGATGGCCAGTTCTCCGCCGTCGGGCAGGCCGATGATGACGAGTTCCCCCTCGTACCACCGTCGGAACGCGGCCTCAAACCTCGGACCGCCTACGGTCGTCGCTCCTAGTACGCAGGCACCGTGCGCTTCGAACTTCGCGGTGCGGGCGGAGAACACGGCGCCCCTCGCGGCGAGCATCGCGCAGAACGCACACGGGTCCGCGTCGGTGACCCGCAGCCAGAGACCGGTCGCCGCCGGATCCGAGGCGGTCGCGTCGGTGATCGTCTGCCGGCCACCGTCGAGCACCAGGTTCGACGCCGAACCGGCCACACGGACGAACCCCCGATCGGCGGCAACCTGCGGCGTCGCGCCGGCCTGACGGGCCCGGATGATCCCCGCCAGGCCCGCCGCGCGCAACGCGATGGAGATCAGATCGGCGTCCGGCGGGGAGCCGAGCGCGACCGCGACGGCACCACGGGCACCCTCCGCCGACCGGAACGCCACGTAGTACGCCGACGCCGTCCGGGCCGAGTCGCGGTGACCGGCCTGGACGAGCGCCGCCGCCGCCGCCGAGAACGGATTGATGGTCCCGGCCAGGTTCGTCGGATCAACGAACCGCCACAACCGCAGCAGCGCCGCCAGCACACGGGACCGCACCGCGACCTGCTGGCCGTGATGACGGGCCGTGAGCGCCGCACCTGCGTCGGTGCGGGCCATCAGGCGTCGGCGCCGACGGACTGCCGATCGAGCGTCCGCTCGAGGTCGCCCATGGCGTCACCCTGCTCGTCGGCGGCGACCTCCCAACGCTCAACCTCGTGTTGAGGGACACCGGGAATCCGCTTCCACAGTTCACGGACCGGGATACCGAGCTTCTCCGCCAGGAGGCCGAGCGCCTCGGCGGCGTCGCCGAGCGACCGGACCCGGGTGTCGCGCCACAGCACCGACGCCGCCGGATCCGCCGGCACGCCGTTCATCTCGCCGGCCAGATTCAGGGCCTGCTCCCACGACTCGCCGAGCACCGTCTTGTTCTCGTCGATCGCCGCCTGATGCCCAGCCCTCGCCGCCTCCAACGCCTCCGCGGAAAGGTTGATGAACTGGCCGAGCAGCTCGTGCACCGGGGTCTGGGAGACGGTGGCCAGGTGCCGGATCGTCGCCTCACGGGACTCGATGTAGCCACGCAGGTCCGTCTGCGCGAACTCGCCGACCGAGATGTCGGACGAGGAGTCCTCGAACGTCATCAGCCGGGCCGCGCCCATCTTCAGCGCGGCCGTTTCGGTCTCGGCCAACCAGCCGAGGATGTACCTCTGCCGGAACGCGCCGTAGTGCTGCGCGACCATCAACCCGAACGTCGTGATGTTGATCTGATCCTGAAGCGACAGGTTCGGTTCGACGATCCCCCGCACCGGGTCGTCCAGGTCGACGGTGTCGGTGAACCGGATGACCGGACACACCGGCTCCCCGTCGGCCGTCGCACCGTGGTCCGACGTGGAGATCAGCTCGAACCCGGCGCCGTGGTCGTTGCCGCGCAGCTCGTACACGGACGTCTCGTCGAGCATCCGCCACCGCTTGTTGCGGCGCTGCTCGAGCGTCGCCCTCGGCCAGTCGTCGTCATCGCCGTACGCGGCCGTCAGCTTCCGTGGCGACGCCCCCCGCATCACCGGCACCGGGTCACCGGGGATCACCGTCACGTACCCGGCGCCGAACGACACAGCCGCCCGGTGCACACCGATCGAGCGGGCGTCGAGCCGGTTCCGCTGCCACACGTCCCACGCCGCGATGTTGTCCGGCGACATCGGGGTTTGGAACCCGTCTACGTACATGTTCTGCACCCGGGCCGTGACCGTGTACTTCAGGACGTTGACCCGGGCGATCCGGGCCAGGCGGACCACATCCGGGGGTGCGCCCACCGGGAGCCCGCCGAGGCGCCGCTCGTTCGGGTCGTCACGCAGATACTCGTGGATCAGGTCGAGTCGGGTGCACTCGCTCTCGCGGATCTGGTGGAGCTCGCGTGCCAGGTCGAGCGCCTCAGCGGTTGCGAGAGCCATACCCGGCAAAGATACCGGGTGGCCCAGCCATCTCAGGGATGGATGAGGTACCGCAGACGGCCCTGGTCGTCCCGTGATGGCGCGCCCAGCTCGAACTGGAGACGGTAAGTGACGATCTCCGGCCTGTCGGTCGCCTCGGCCGACCAGACCTGAACGGCATAGCGAACCGGGCCGGAGGCGACCAGCTTGACGACGTCCAGCACCCCCTCGATGGGGAACGCTTCACCATCCCAGGGACCGCCGATCATCGCGGCAACCTCACCGGTGCTCATCCGCACATTGTCCCCCATCACGGCCCCCGGTTGTATCGGCGTCGTCCCTCGCCTTATAGGTCGCTCCGACCGCGAAAAGTCGCGAGGAACTTTGGTGACTTCGGTCACGGCCAGTTGGCGCGACGCGATTCGCGAAGCGCGTCGCGCTCAGTACCACCACCTGACCCCGCAGTCGGTGCAGGAGATCAGGCCCTCGCCGTAGTTGGTCTGGTGCTCGTGCTCGCAGTTGAGCACCAGGTCCAGCGCGTCAACCAACTGGGTGATCATCTCGCGCTCAGGGCAGGGCGCGATGGCTCGACCCTCAAGCCAGGCCCGGATCGGCGCTGTGTCCATCGGCCTCATACTGCCATCGCCCGCCCCGTACGCCTCTTCCGTTTCGTCGGCCGGTCCACACCGTGCACCGCCAACGTCGACGCCCGCAACGGCGCAATGTTCACCGACGCATCCGCAGGCTGCCACGTCCACGCACCCGCCAACGGCCGCTTCCGCGCACCACCAACCGCCGTGTTCAGCTCCGGCTGACCCAGATGACGCAACCCGTTGGCCAACACCAAGTCGTAGAACTCGCCCGACGCCTGCGCCATCTCCCGCGCCCCCACCAACTCCAGCTCCACATCGGCCTTCGTGAGACCGACGATCAGCGCACCCGCCGGGCCCGACGGATCGAGGAAGATCCCGTTCGGCTTCCACCGCTTGTCCAACTCGGCCAGCCGGGCGTAGCACCATGCCGTACCGGCACACCGGCCACCCTGCTCGGCATGGAACACGCAGCACGCCACCAGCTCGGTGTGCTTCCGCTTGTCCAGCCGGGTCCCCGACACCGAGATCCAGACGGTGCTGCGATCCGGTGGCACCTCAAGGCCGAACGCCACCGGATCAGCCGGCCGCGACCCCCGGTCCTCCAACGCCGCCCACCTGTCCGGATCGATCACCGTGGTGGAACCACCGTCACCATGCAGGCACATCACCTCGCGCGCCCACTCATCCTCGGGGAGCGCCTGACGCTCACGCTCCAGGAACCGCTCCGTGGTACGGAACCCGAGACCGGGGTTCGCCGCCGCCCACTGCTGACGGTCGTCCAGGTCGGCGCCCTCCTTCGCGGACCACTCGGCGAGCATGAGATAGCGGTCGCCACCGGCGAGCGCCCGAGCACGAAGCTCGGCGAGGTGCGTGCTCTCCGCCAGCAGCCCGGACGCCATGTACCAGATCTGCGGGTTCGGTGACGTGGTCAGCGTCGGGACGATCGCGCCCATCGTCGCCGCCGCCAGAAACATCGCCTCGTCGAACACGACCAGATCGGCGCCGGCGAACCCACGACCCGACTTGCCCGACCGGGCGATGTACTTGATCCGGGCCCCGAACGTGCCACGCCCCGCGCCACGGAAGTACACCGCCTCCTTCCCGTTCGACCGGGAGACCCGCATCACCTTGCGGTCAAGGTCGGCGCTCTCCTCGATCAGCTGCACCATCCGCAGGAACGCCTCTTCAGCGGTCTTCAGCTCATGCGCCGTGTGCATGATCAGGCGCTCACCGAATATCTCGACGCCCGACAACTCGCGCGCCTCGAGGATCGCACCCTTGCCGGACTGGCGGCCCACAATCCCGGCCACCTCGAACGCAGCCCAGACCGCCCCGATCTCGGCGAGCGCATCGTCGAGGAAGTCGCTCTGCCACGGGTCGAGGTGAAGCCCGACGCTCGCCGCGTACTCGACAGCCTCCGGCCCTGACGTGGCACCCTCGGCGTGGAGCGGGACCGACTTAACCCGCGGCGCGCGACTGCCGATCAGCACGGCGCTTCCTCAGCTCATCGGCAGTGTCGGCCGGTGCCGGCGTCTCCGCGGTCACCTGCGCCATCACCGCCCGCAACTCACGGGCCATCGACGCGTTCGGCTCGTCGCCGTCCAGCTGGTCGGCCAGCATGCGGGCCACCGCCGTCCGCCAGTCATCCGGGATCTCGGCGAGCGCCCGGTCCACCTGGAAGCGGATGGTGCCGTCATCGAGGTCGGGATGCGACGGGCACCGGCCCGCCGTGCGCCGACACGGCGACCCCGCCTTCGTCGGGGCACCGCACCGATCCGTCACCGCTCCACCAGCGCGTACATGGTCCGCCTGCGGCTGATCGGCGTGCGGGGATCGGCGGGCTCGAGCGTGGAGTCGACCCGGCCGTCGGCGTGAAGCGACCAGAGCGCCCGGTAGAGGAGACCCCATCGCATGCCGGTGGCCCGTTGCAGGTCGATGGCGTAGCACCACCCGTCCGCCTCGGCCAGAGCGTCGAGCACGGCGACCCGTGCGGTCTTCGTCCGCCAGATCACGCCCAGAACCTCAAGCACTCAGAGTGAACGGAGCCGGAGATTTCGACCGGGGAGAGACCGAACGTAACCCTCATGCTTCCGGCCGGCTCCCGGGGGAGGGGAGTCTTCGCGCGCTGCGCGGTCACCATTGGCGTGATTGTCTCGTTGGTGGCTTGGCCTTGCCCATGCCTCGTTCTTGGTTGTGGCGGAGGTGTGCGGCTCTCATGTTGTTGCGGTCGTTCTGTGCTCCACCCATCTCGACGGGGATGACGTGGTCGACGCTGAAGGACCATGGGTGTGGGAAGCGGAGTGCCTTGTCGATGGCGCCACCGCAGAGCCAGCAGACGGATTCGGTTGCTCGGACCTGGGCTTTGGCCCGTCGGTAGGGCCGGCCTTCTGGCTTGCGGTACTGGGGCATGGGGTCACCGGTCGGCGGTCGAGCCAGCGTCCGAATCGGTGGGGCCCGATGACCGACATCGGCGGATGGTCCGTGGTGGTGGGTGTGGCGGTCATCGGGTCCCCCATGGTCGGCCTCAGGCGCGGGTGAGACGGTGCTTCGCGACGGCGTCGCAGACACTCTTCACGAGGTCGTCTTCGCCCTGGACCTGGCCATGTATGTGGATCGTGACGGGTGCGTGTAGCCATCCCGCCTTGCGCAGTGCGTCGACTACGACCCATGCGGCCCGGGTTGGGTCGACGAGGCCGCCGAGCTTCGGCATCTCGTTGGCTGCTGCCACGGCCAGGTCCACCGGTTGGCGGGGGACGTTGGGCGTGAGCATCAGCGGCGGACGCGCAGGACGGCGACGGTGACGGTCGTGACCTGCGAGTAGGTGATGTTCGCTCGGCCGGTGGCACCGGAGGCGAGCGGCTGCGTGAGCGGGACGAGCGCCGAGAGCAGGGTGGGGATGGCGATGGAGACGTCGGCGATGGCGAGCCCGTCGACGGTGCCGGGTGTGGCGATGGTGACGGTGGTGGTGGTGCCGGCGCCGTTCTTGATGAAGAGCATGAGGTCGTCGCCGATGGGTGCGGTGTCTCCGGAGACGGTTGCGGCGACGTCGATGTTTTCGAGGATGGCGGGTGTGGCGAGGGTCACGGTGGTTGCTGCGAGGTCAGCCATTGGTGGTTCTCCTTGGGTGGGTGGTGATCCAGTGTGCGGTGAGGGCGAGTGCGATGGCGGTGATGCCGGCGGCGATGGGGCGCCAGTCGATGATGGTGGTGGGGATGTCGAGGCGGCCGTAGGTGGTGCGCCACTCGTCGAGCTCGGGGTCGACGAGGTGGGGGTTGGGTCCGGTGGTCTGGAGGCGGTCGGCCTCGCGGTCCCACACTTCTCGCCATCGCAGGACGAGGTCGATGGGTGGCTCGGGTTCGCCATCGATGGCGGCGAGGTCGGCCATGGTCCGGCGTCGCTGCGCTGCGACGTCGGTGAGGTCGGGTCCAGGGAACGGGTCAGGCGGCATGTTCGTCTCCGCTGTAGAGCGCGCCGACGATGTCTTCGTGGGCGATGACCTCGGGCTCGTCGTCGTCGGTGTCGTCGACGTCGAATGTGGTGATGGAGACGGAGACGTAGGCGGGGTCGTAGCCGTCTGGGTCGCGGGTCAGCATGAGGTCGGTGACGGTCTCCTGGAGGCGTGTGGCGATGGTGTGGGTGTCGACCGGGTCGGTGAGGACGATGGTGGCGTTGACGTGGTACTGGATGGTCACGGTGTCTCCTTCGTGAGTGCGGCTCGGGCGGCTTTCATCTCGGCGACGTGAGCCAGACCGCGGTCCACATCCAGCTCGGCAGGGGCGTCGGCGGCACGTTCCTGGCGGGTCGCTTCGGCGGCTCTGATCAGCGAACCGGCCGTCGGCTCGGCTGACACCGGTTCGCGGCTCGGGGTGCTGTTTCGATTCCTTTCATCACTCCAGGCGTCGGCTTTGCTACCACTGGAGGTTGTTTGAGGAGGTAAACCACTAACCGAAAACGAATACGGGTTCGCTGTTTGCTTCTCGTCTGCTTCCTGGTTTGCTTCACCGTTTGCCGAAGCACTTGCTTCCGGTTTGCTTCCCGGTGGACGGGAAGTCAGGCCACCTTTCCGGCCGGCTTCAGCGCGCTTTCGTCGTCGCTCCTCGATGGCTTCAGGGGTCGGGTTGTAGTCGTGGTAGTCGTGGATCAGCCATCCCGCGGGATGGGTCTCCCACAGCCCGACTTCGACCAGCCGTTTCGAGATGGCCGGCTTGACCTCGGCGGCGGTGGCGATCAGTGGGAGGTCGCGCGTGGCGATGACGCCCCTGGTCTCGCTGCTGGTCGCCCAGCACAGGCTCGCGATGAACAGCTCACGACCGTCCCGACCGGCGGCGCGGGCCTTCGGGTGGAAGATCCATCCGGCGTCGAGTTTGACCCATGCCATCAGCGTGCCTCGTCGGTTGCGGACGGCGGAAGGAACTCGACTGCCCACTCCTGGCGGGTGCGGATCTCAGCCCAGCACTTCCCGCAGAAGAACCGCCAGGGGTCGCGGGCGATGCCGCTGTGCATCGCCTGGCGGATGAGCCTGACCAGGTCGTCGTGGTTGAGGTCGGCGTTGAGGAACCGCTCGATCGAGTCCCTCCAATCGTCGTCCCGCTCGATCTCCTCGCCGGTGGCGTTGACCTTGTAGCTCCGCCATTCCCGGTCGAATCGAGCGATCTTCTCGTCCATCTGTGCCCAGTCCCACCGGCGCAGTTCGGCGGCATGTTCCATGGCGGCCGCCCACCGGAGTGCATCGGCGTTGACGTCGGCCACGATCTCGGCATCGGGAGCGATGCTGGCTTTGCCGCGGTTGCAGTCGCGACAGGCGGCGACCAGGTTCGTGGGGTCGTCGAGACCACCGAGCGACACGGGTACGACGTGATCCACGTGCAGCTCGGTCACATCCGGTGTGGCGCCGCAGTAGCGGCATCTGTGTCCGTCGCGGCGGAGGATCTCGAATCGGAGACGTCGGCTGACGGCCATCTACGCCTCCTTCCGGAACACGAGGAGCGTCGAGTAGTTGCGCCGGGCGTGGATCTGGCGGCGGCCCGGAGGTTGGGCCCGGTAGGACGGCATGAGCAACTCGTCGATCTTGGTCAGCCCGACCTCGGCGCCGACAGCGGTGAGCATGTCGGACTGCCACCAGACCTTCCCGGAAGCAACCTGGTCCTGGCACTTGGCCAGCACGACCCCACGGTTGACGACGACCCGTGCCGCCTCCTGTAGGCCGGTGCACATGAGGCCGTGCCGTCCGGGGATGGTGGTGGGCATGTGGACGCCGTAGCGGGCGTCGATGGCAGGGTCGGGGGTGCCGTTCAGCTTGTACGGCGGGTCGAACGCCACAACATCGAACTGGGATTCCCAGGCGAGCGGTAGCTCGGTGAAGTCGACCGAGCCCATCCGCGACTTGGCGGGGTCGATGTCGCACGCGACCAGCAGTGGTGGCTGGTACTCGGTCCACCAGCCACCGAGCCCGTAGGTCATGTCGAGGACGCGGTCGGTACCCCGGATGTAGCCGATGCGGGCGACGTCGGCGATGAGGTCGCCATTGGTCGACCAGTCACCGGCCGCCATCACGGGCGGTGGGGTGTCGGCGGCGACGGAGGTCTTGCTACTCTGCATGGTGCTGGTTCCTGTTCAGGAGGGACTGGCCAACGCCCCCGGACGAGCCAACGTCGCGGGGGCTTTCACGTTCCCCGGAGACTATCGCGGAGCCGAACTCCGATGCGTCACGCCGAACTCGATTCGGCTGAGCGCAATCGAGGACCGCCCACAGCGTCCCCGGCCTGGCCGGCGGCGGCGGGGCCGGCGGCTCGTACCCGGGCACACACAGGCCGTCACGGCGCTCACAGGACCCGGTGCGGCCAGCCCTGACGTCGCCGGGCGTGACGAGGACGGTGGTGCCCATGCACCAGCACTCGGCCCACATGAGCCCGTCCTTGCGGGTCGTGGCGTAGGTGTTGGTCATCTCGGCAGCCCGAGGAACGTCTTCAGTGCGGCGCGGGCATCGCACTCACGTTGGTTCGCTTCGCCGGCAGCCTTGATGGCCCGGGCCGACGTCGCTGAGGCTGCGGCGTGAGCCTGTTCGGCGTCGTAGAGGGCCTGGCGGAGGTCGTGGAGCCGTGCGTGGTCCTCGGGGAGCGGCCGGGTGGTGCGGAACAGGTCGGCGGTCATGTGAAGCCGTCCAGCTCAGGTGGCCCCCAGAGCACGCAGGCGGGCCAGGAGAGCCTGATGTCGGTGGCGGGGCCTCCGGTGATGTACCGGCCGTTCTGGGCGCCGCACTTCCAGTAGGTGCCGGCGACGCCGCCCTGGGTGCCGGAGTGTTCGCAGGTGCCGCAGGTCTCACCGTTGTCGGCGAGGCGGAGCCGGGTGACTGGGTGGGTGCCACCGTCGATCAGCTGCCGGTTGCGGATGGTCCGTCGCCGGTCGGCCGACAGCTTCTCGGGGGGCGGTGCGGGGGCGCCGGGATCGAAGAGGGTCATGCGGCTTCCGTGGGTGGGCCGGCGAGCCGCAGCAGGGTGCGGCGGCGGTCCCGTTCGGTCGGGCGAGTCCGGTGACCTTGGAGCGGCCCGACTACCGGTTTCGTCGCCTCATCTGCGGTCGGGAAATCGGTACCGGCGCGAGCGAGCGTCCGCTGCACGTCCCGCTCGGTGAGCTGCGCCCGGCCTCTGTGCGGCCGTGGCCGGCGTCGGGGTGTGGTGGGTCCGCCGGTTGCCCGCATGCGCCGCTGAGCGGCCACGAGCTGCTCCTCCCAGGTCATCGGCGACCGCACCTCCACCAGTCACGGAAGGCGCCCGTGACCACCTCGGTGAGCCATCGGATCGAGTCGCCCATCAGAAGCCCCGCATGCATCGACAGACGACCTCGCCACGTCAGATGCCGGACCTCGTCGATCACCGTCGTGCCCGCTCGGCGAGCGTCGGCAGCGGGATGTCACGGTGCTTGCCGCCGCTCCCCTCGAGGTAGATGCGGGCGAGCTCGTCGAACGTGCGGCCGACCTTCTCGACCGCGCTGTCCTGCGCCTCGCGTATCTGGGTGCGGTAGGCGTCGAGCGTCACCCGGATCTGCTCCGTGGCCATGTCGTTGAAGAGCTTCGGGCCATCGACGTCGTGCAGCCGTCGAACCTCGTCGACCAGGCCAGCGACGTCTTTCTTCAGCAGACGGAGCGTGCCGATTGCCTCGTGCGCCTCGCGGGTCGCCTCACGGATGTCGGCGGCGGCCGCTTCGAGCTTGGCGATCCGCTCTTCCAGCTGTGCGAGCCCGGCCATCAGGTCCCGCCTTCGGTGGCGATGACCGACTTCTGGGAGGCGACCTGGGCTCGCAGTTCGTCGACCTGGTCTTCCAGTTCGACGTTCTGTTCGATCAGGTTCTCGATCCGGCGGTCCTGGCCGTCGACGAGCGCTTCGAGCCGTTCGACCTCGGCTGCCTGCTCACCGGCGATCGCGCCGAGCGCTGCGACGGCAGCGGTCTTTGTCGCGTAGGCGAGCGGTGCCGGGTACGGCGGCATACCTTCCCGCCAGTCGGGGACGTAGCGGTACATCTCGGCGCCGTTGGCGTCGATGATGCGCCACGGGTCAGCCGAGTAGCCGAACTTGTCGATCCGCCATGGGCCAGGGTGAGCGGTCATGGCTGCGCCTTCAGGCCGAGCGCGACCTTGCAGGGTTCGCAGTCGACGAGCCGGATGTCGAGCGTGAGATCTCCGTCGCCGAATTCATCGGTCTCACATAGGTCGGTCGGACCGAGCACGCCCTCGACGGGATAATGGGTGGTCATGGTGTGCCGGTCCTTTCGGTGTGGGCGACGCCGATCTCGTGGATGTGGCAGGGGACGCCTCGGGGACCGTCGAAGCAGGGACACGTCCGCCGGTCGATGTGGGCGAGGACGGTGGCGGCGACCGACACGGGCACCATCTCGCCGCGGATCTCGACCCGGACATCGCAGTGGGACTGGCCGCGCAGGTCCGGTGCTGTCCAGCGCACGACCAGCCGGCGGCCCTGGAATGGCCCGTCGGTGACCGTGGCGGTGACCTGGAGGGCGGTCATGATGCCTCGACCGTGCGGTACATCGGCTCGCCGTCGAGGAGCGGTTCGTCGTCAGCGTCGAAGGTGACCCGATGATCGGCGACCTTCTTGTCGGCCATCCGGTAGTTGACCTTCTTCGCGAGGAGGTCCAGCGCCTCCTGGAACGCCGCCACCACGTCGGGGTGAGCGGCTGCCCGGCCGATGGCGTCTGCGCCGTCCTCGTCGAACTCCAGGTCGTCGCAGAGCTTCTCGCCTGCGTCCTCGGCCATGCACTCGGCGGTGTTCGATCCGAAGCGGACGGAACCGCACGTCCACTCCTCGATGATCCAGACCTCTTCCGGGTTGCCGGTGGTCCGACCGTCGATGTCGGCCTCGTAGACGTCGACCTCGTCGTTGCGCATGTGTTCGGCGCCGGGCAGCCCGAACAGGTTCGGATCGACGTCGGTCATCGGACACCGGCCACGCCGAGATGGGCGAGCATCGCTCGCCACTCGGTTTCGTTACCGCCCCACCGGATGTAGAGGCGCCGCCGCTCCCGCCAGGTCAGCCGGACGGCACGTTCGAGCACGGAGACGACTTCGAACTCGTCGGCCCAGAACGAAGGGAAGTGGTCCTCGGTCGACTCGTGCAGCTCGCCGATCGGGCGCACCCGGTAGAGCCAGCCGAGGCCGACCAGGGACGCGTACCAGCGGGCGTACTGGCGATCCGTCGTGCCGTAGACGCGGTCTGGCGGAGTCGGCGGCCCCCACGGGCCGTGCTCGCCCCGGGCGTTTGCCTGGCAGGTCGGGCAGTCGGCGTGGAGCCTGAGGTCCTGATGGCCGGGCCGGATGCGTTCTCCGTGGGCGAGGCCGGGCACACCGCCGTGGAACAGGCGGGGTGTGACATTTCCGGAAATATTATTCGTGGGGATGTCACACCCGAGGTCGTCGATCATCGGGGTGGCCTTTCTGAGGCGATGGAGTGCACGAGGTGCCAGCCGCACGGGCAGTAGCGGACGGTGGTCACGACCTGCTGCCCGTAGCCGCCGTGGTGGAGGAGGGCGGGTTGGCCGGTCATCTCGACCTCGCAGGACAGGCCGCAGCTGGGGCACAGGTCGGGGTCGAGCGGGACGAGCGCCATCGGCAAGCTCCCTGGTCGGTGGTCATGGGTTCGCCCATGTCCGGAGATCAGCGGACACGTCGTCATTTACGTCGTCTATGACCAGTTCCCGCAGTTCCTTGGCGATGCGCAAGGGCACCAGTTCGTACTCGTCGGCCATCGTTCGCAGCAGACGGAGCACCTCCAGCCGTGGGTCGTCGATCCCGAGTGGCTGGTGGCGGTCGCGGATGTCCTGTTTCACCGCTGCGAGGTCAACTTCCAGGTCGGCCTGTTTGGTCACGAGGACTGCTCGCCGCTGTTCCGCCTCGGTGAGCATCGTCCGGCCACCCGTCGGCTTGAACGTCCGGATCTGGCGCATCTCAGCGTTCACGGCGGCGAGCGCCGAGCGCACATCGCCGAGCTGCACGGTGAGGTTCAGCCGCTCGTCTTCGAGGTCATGGCTCTGGCAGGTGGTCAGGCCGTCGGACAGGGGTGGAGGCGTCATTGGCTCGAACCCCCGTCCGACGGCAGTTCCTGGGCGGCCTGGGCGGCGTTGGCTTCGGCGCGCTGGCCGGCCTCCTCCATCAGCACGCCGAGCTCGGCCTGGGTGAGACTGGTGAAGTCCTTGATCGACCGGCGGATCCTGGCGCCGCACCACGAGAACTTCTGCGGACCGTGGAGTCCCGCTTCACGCAGCAGCAGGACCAGGGCCTTGCGCTGCTCGTCGGTGGCCGGTCTCTCCGGATCGACCTCCATAGCGGGCTCGTCATCGTCCGGCCCCGGCCTCACCCGCAACTCCTTGAGCTTGATGATGAGGTCGGAGGCGTCGCCTCTCGTCAGATCTGTGAAGGACTTCACTTCGCGGCCGAGCGTCGCTGAGGCGTAGGCGTGACGGTCCTCGTCGCGGAGCATGTTGTGTTCGTCGAGGAGGGCGAAGAGCTTGTTCCGCTGGGTCGGCAGCATCGGCTTATCCGCCGGGGCGGCCCCCCGCGCGTCATCAACGCGGGGAGCCGCCGGTGGGGGATCAGCGGTGGCCGTGGCCTCGATGTGGTCGGCTGTGACATCCCCAGGAATATCTTCACCGGCAATGTCACTCGGCACGCGGTCGATCTCGCCCGTCTCCGGGTCGACGTCGGCCGGTACGACCTCGCCGCCACCCAACCCCAGCCCGTAGGCCTGCCGCCGGGCAGCCTGCGACGGCGCCTGCTCCAGCTCGCCGGCCGTGTTTTTATACGGCAACGCCTGGATGCCGCCGTCACCCAGCGCCAGTCGTGCCTCATCGGACTGCAGCGCACGCTCCAACTGCGGTGACAGGTTCAGCTGCTTGCACAGCGTCCGGATGCCGGTCTTGCGCCATTGCTCCGGCTCCCAATGGAACCACGGCGAACGCGGCGGCTGGTCCGAGTACTTCTGGTCGCGCTTCCACGAGTCGGACATGGCCCGGCGCTTGTAGACCTGCGTCCGGTTCATCACCACGAAATCGTTGGTGCCGTCGGCGAACCGGACCACCGCGTAGACGTGCGTGAGCGGCGCCTCCTCATCGCCGGGCCCGTCGACGGGCGTGTGCTCGAGCACGTCGGCGTCGATCCCACGAGACCAGCGGAAGAGGTCGCCCTCGCGGACCACCTCGGCGAAGATGTTCTTGACCGGGGTACCGCTGCTGGCCGCTGCCTTGCGGACCAGCTTCTTGTAGCCCTTGTAGCCGATCGACAGCTCGCACTCCGCGACCCAGACGTCGCGACCGTGCTCGTCCTTCGCCTTCCGGTTGCGGGGCTGGAGCCAGCACTCCTCGGTCGGCGTGTTGGGTTCGAGGCCGAGGGCGGCGGCCTGCATCACGGCGAGCAGGACGGAGGTCTGACCTTGCCGTGTGCTGAAGGCGGCCATGAGCTTCGGGTTGGCCTTGATCGCGACCATGGTGAGGCGGGCGAACCGGTCGGCGTCGACGCCTGCGGGGAGCACGGCGCGGAAGGCGTCGGCTTGGCGGTCGATGGCCTGGCGGACGACGGTGGCGAGCGGCTTCTCTTCGGGCTGCCCGTTGCCGTCGGTGCGGGCCAGCTTGTTCTTCAGGTCGGTGGTATCGGTGGCCATCAGTCCTCGGCTCCGTCCCGGGTCAGGCTGACGTCGTCGTCCACCGTGGCGAACAGGACGGCCGTGTACCGACCAGCGCTGACGTCGTCTCGGGGCTCGGAACCGGGCCGGAGCTCGAACGTCCAGTCGGCCGGGATCGGGATGTCCTCGTCCAGCGGGGAGATCCCGACGGACCAGCACCCGCTGAGTTCGTACTTCACGTGGACGCGGACACCGCCGCGCATGTGGTCGGTGTCGACCTCGTAGGCCAGGGTCAGCTGGGCGCCGTGTTCGTCCCAGCAGTTGTACTCCTCGCGGATCGCGCCTTCGACCTCGACAAGGTCGTCGCTGGCGCCGTAGATGACGTACGTCTTCATCAGGCCTTCTTCCTCTTCGGGACGTGGATGGTCCGGTACGTCGACGGGCGGATGAAGCCCTCGACGATCTCGGTGTGGACCTGGGCGAGCAGCCCGGTGTCGACCTTGTGGGTCGTGACCTGCTTCCAGCTGAAAAGCTTCCGGCCGTCGGGTGCATTGGCGATCTCGTGTTCGCCGATCATCCGGCGCAGCCGGTTGCTCGCCTCGTCCTTCTGCGCCTTGGCGGCCTTCTCAGCGGCGGCGGCGATGGCGCGCATCTCCACGATCGGTTCGACCTCAGCCGGGTCGAGCGTGACTACGGCGCCGGGCTTCAGGTCGTACAGCGCCGTGAGCAGGTCGGTGGTCGCCTTGCTGCCGTCGGGAGGTGGCGGCCGGCGTTCGGTGACCATCTCCCAGAACTCGGCCTCACGGTCCATGAGGAGGGCGATCAGCTCGTCGTCGCGCTCGACCATGAGCGGGACAACTTCGAAGTCGATGAGGCAGCCGAACAGCACGAACGGCAGGTTGCAGACGGCGAGGTAGTGCATGCCCTGGAGGACGTAGGCGTCGGGCACCTTGGCGTCGCGCCCCTTCCACTCCTGGCCGGGGAAGTAGCCGGCAGTCTTCAGCTCGGAGATTCCGACCTCGGCTCCGAGCCCGATGCGCCTCGGGTCCCAAGCGGCACGGTCGGGGCTGGCGAGCATCCATTCGTGTTCGGGGTGGGCCAGGAGCGCGCCGACCTTGGTGAGCTCAACACCGGTCTTCTCGGAGAGCTTGTAGGCGATCTTGTCCTCGAGCTCGCGACCCCACCACATGCGTTCGTTGTCGGGCTGCTCGCCGATGGCGCCGGTCTTCTCGAGCCAGACCTCCAGGGCGCTCTTGTACTGGCTCTGGCCGCAGATGGCGGCGGCGTCGGATCCGCCGATCCCGGTGCGCCGCAGTGCTAGCCACTCGGGGCGCGGCATGTCGCGTACGTCGGCGACGACCCGGGCGTTGCCCAGCGCGGAGACCGTCACGAGGCCAGTCCCTCGGCTCTTGCGACCGCGTCGATCGCGGCCTCGGCGGCACGGAGGTAGGCGCCCGACGGCTGCTTGCTGATCTCCTGGCCGGGCACGTAGGTGTCCCACACGGCACGCCTCAGTCGGTGAGGGACCTTCCGCCAGTGCGGCCCGCACATGAGCAGCTTCGGTGCGACCTTCACGTCGCACTCGCGGGCGTGACAGAAGTGCGGGGAGTCAGCCGGCATCGCGGAGCCGCCGTTCCGTGCGGGCGACCTCGGCGAACGGGTCCACTCGGGCGAGGGCTTCGGTGACCTCAGTGTCGATCGTCGGGAGGTCGACCACCATGCGGACGTGGGTGGAGACCTGCTCCACGAACGGGATCGTCCAGGGGGCGGCGGCGAGCCGGTCGCTGATGGAACGCAGCATCCACCGGCTGAGGTTGGGGTTCGCTTCGCTGATGAGGCGGAGCGTTCGGGTGTGGCGGATCTGGTCGTAGGTCCACGAGCGTCGCCTCCCGGACCCGTGCCACACGGGCATGCCGGGGATGAACCCGTCGCGTGCCCAGTGGCAGAGCTGATGGTCGCTGGTGCCGGTCACGTCGAGCACGTCGGTGTACCGGATCTCGATGGCGGTCATCGTGTCGACCGCCACACTCGGCCGCGCATCGAGCGCGTGGCGGGGTAGCTGCGCGTGTAGCGCCGGTACCGGCTGACGTGGGCGCCGAGGTCGAGCAGGATGCGTATCGCCACGACGGCGACAGTGAGCGTCACCATGATCAGGAGCGCGTCAGCCGGCATCGCGGAGCCGCCGTTCCGTGCGTGCGACCGCTCGGTCGTCGTGGGAGGCGGCGACCTCGGCGAACGGGTCGGCGGCGTCGGTGAGCTTGGTGATGAGCCGGTCGGCGGTCTGGATAGCGATCCACTGTTCGGGGTGGTCGCCGATCGCGGGGAGGTGCACCTCGACGAACGGACGGATCTCGTTGGGGAGCCACGAGATGCGGACCTCGGCGCCCTGGAGCGGCCCGTCCTCGGTGATCTGCGCTGTGACCATCCGGACGCCGGTCATGCGTCACCGCCCGCGCTGTTGGCGTCGGTCACTCCACGCTTCCAGCACAGGAGGGCAGCGACTGGGCCGACAGTCAGGTCGTCCGGGATCTGGACGCCTTCCCAGGTGGGAACCTGCACGACCCTCGTGGTGTCCACCAAGAGGGCGGCGCTGGATCGGGCAGTCAGCCATTCGACGTCGATGTCGTAGAGGGCAGTGGCGGTGCGTAGCCGGATGGTGGCGAGGTCAGGTGACGCGTCGATCGTCTGGACTGAGACCGTGTAGGCGCGCGTCTCGGGGGCGCTCATGCTGCGTCTCCGCCGTCGACTCCGAGCATCCGGTTCAGGTAGGCGACGGTCGGTGCCTGTTCGGCGGGGGCGATCGACGGGTGGATCCGGCCGAAGATCTCGCCCCGCAACCGGTCCCGGGCCTCTTCGAAATCGGCGGCGTCATCCTCGGGACCGGCGACGAACCAACCGTCGGCGAGGTCGAGCGGTTCAAGGACGAACCCGGCACCGTCGAGCAGGTGGAGCGGCGGGTCGGGCAGGATCCGTTCGCAGTACGGCGCCACGTACACGTTGACGTGAGCGGGGATCCGGCCGGCGGCGGTGCACGGCACGCACACGTCGGCGACGCAGGGGGCGCCGCATCCGACGACGGTGCAGCGGCGACCGCCCGGGTACTTGGTCTGGGCGGTGACGATGGCCCCGGCCCGGTGGTGCGGTTCGGGGTCGGGTGAGGCGAGGTCGGCGCCGCCCGGGTCGGTGTCCTCGCCGACCGTGGGGGTGATGGCGTCGAGCCACGGGTCGACCGGCGGGGACTCCGGCTCGAGCGGTTCGGCCGGTATATCTGCTGGCATATTTTCGGCCGGTTCGCCGAGGCCGAGCGGGTCGGTGGTGGCACCGGACCGGGTGTCACGGATGCGGGTCAGGAGGGAACGGAGCCTGGTCATGGCTGACCTCCTGCGCCTAGTGCGGTGGCGTAGATCTCGTCAGATGCCTGCGCCCCGGTGGCCTTGTCGCATGAGCGGCAGAGTTCCGCCTTGGTGCGGACGAGGTCGCGTGCGGTGCGGACGGTGCCGAGCGTGAAGTCGACTCGGGCACCGCACAGCGTGCGCGGGACATCCGGGTCACCGTTCAGTAGCCCAACTACGTGCCAGCGGTTGCCGAGGATGTAGTCCATCAGGTGTCCTTTCGGGACGCGTTGAAGGCGGGTGGCCGGGTGCGGCCACCGGTTGACGTTTGGTTGCGGTCGGGCTACAGGTGCGATTCGATGAGGAGGCCGATGGAGATGCAGATGGCGGCGACGGAGGCGAGCCCGATGGCGAGCCCGACCCAGGCGATGACCGCCCGGCGGCGGGGATGGGGTGGCCACTGGACGGCCTGCCAGGCGTGCATGGCGTCGATGTCGACCTGCTCGGGCGGGGCGTCGTGCGTCCAGATGGCGCGGCGTAGGTCGGCCTCGGTCAGGTCGTAGGCCTCGTCGATGACGACGCGGTCCCCATCGTCGAGCGAATGGTGTGCTGCGATGGCGGCATCCAGCTCGGTGTTCTCGGACATGGCTCGGAGGTCGGCCTCCGACAAGTCCCCGGGGTGGTGCGGGAACGGGTCCGGGGCTCGGTCGCGGATGCGGCGGATGACGTCCTCGGCGGGTGGGGTGCCGGGTGCAGGGCGGATGGCCCCACGGGCACGGCGGAAGTCGTAAGGCCCCGGGGCGGTCACGGGGCCACCCGGCCGATCAGCCAGAACACGGCGGTGAAGGCACCGGTGGCCAGGACGTCAGGCCCGGCCAACAGGACGGCGACGATGGCGAGGAGCACGAGGCCGGTCATGCGACGTGGCTCCCGTGATGGCGCAACGGGAGCGTGCACACCTGGCCACGGCGGACGGGAAGCCCGCACGGGACGTACTCGCCGGTGTAGCTGCGCCGGTCACCCTCCAGCCAGATGACGCGGGTGACGGACTCGGGGGCCTGGCCCTGGTGCTTGATGTCGATGCCACGGGTGAGGTGGCCGTCCTCGGCGTCGCACTCGATGGTCATGGCCCCGACGCGGAGCTTGCGGTCGCAGGTCACTCGGCCACCGCCCCGGCGATGACGTCGGCGAGGGTTTCGCCGGCCTGGACACGCTGATGGGCGCGGGGGATGTGGAAGTGCGCGCGTCCCTTGCGGATGCAGGAGACGGCGCCGGTCGTGTCGTACCAGACGGGTCCGTCGCAGACGGGGCAGCGGGCGAGCGGGGTCACGTGGCATCACCGTGTGCCTCACACGCTGGGTGCGGGTCGTTCTCGCCACAGCAGTGCGAGACGCAGACGGTGGCCGGTCCGCTGTCGAGGTCGGGCATAGTGCCGCCCATCAGGAGGAGGGCGTGCTTCCAGCCGAGGGCCTCACCTCGGGCCGTGCTGGCGATGTGGGTGGCGGGGTGGCTGCGTTCCATCTCATCGGCGAACAGCTGGGCTTCGACGGCGTGCTCGGTGAGCGACTTCAGCTGCGACTCGGTGCGGGGGCAGACCTGGAACAGCTCGGCGACCTCGACGGTCTTCATCAGCGTGGAGGTCGTCATGCGGCACCACCGACCTCGGCCTCGAGCCGGTCCACGACCTCGCGCCATGTGGCGTGCCAACTGCGGATGGCCTCGTAGGAGACGAAGTCGTCGACGCCGGTGAAGGCGTCCAACTCGGCGGCGACCTCGCGAAGGGTCAGGCCGGCGGCCCTGCGTTCGTGGATCCATTCTCCTGGCGGTCGGCCGAGGGCTTTCTCGGCGAGCCGGTGAAGGGTGGACGGTTCGGGAGGCACGGGGTCATCTTGCTCCCACCCTGCGACACCCGTCAAGTACTTGTTTCAGATCGTTGACCGGCGTACGGTGGGGCGCATGATCCGACGACTCACCCTCACCCTGCTACCGCTCATCGCCGTAGCGACCCTCACCGCCGGCCTGGCGGGCTGCGAGATCTACCCGTCCGGCTGCGTCCGGCTCGAACCGTGGGAGGAGCCCTTCCCGGTCGCGTGGAACCCCGACACCCTCGCCGTTCACTGGAATCCGCCCCCGCCCGACCCACGAGGTCTCACGTTCGTCGGCGTCAAAGGCGACCGTCGGCACGTTCCCATCTGGCACGGCCCCGCCCACTTCACCGGTTGGGCTGAGTACGCCTCCGCCATCAACTGCTACGAGTCGAACGGGGCGTACGCAGGATGACCCGGATCGGGGTCATCGCCCTCACCGTGGTCCTCGCCGTCGCGCTCGGCGTCCTCGTCGGCCAGCAGACAGGCGGCGGCGCCGATGACAAGCTGTCGGCCGTGATCGCCCGCCAATCCGACGGCGACCAGCTGAAGCCGTGCTCGGAGCTGGTCGGCCAACCCACCACAGAGGTGACCGACAACGGCTGCGCCGACGCCGACGGCAACCTGAACCTGAACGCGACGTTCTCCTACGACTGCCCCGACGGTCGCAAGCTCTCGTGGAACGACACCGGCTGGGGATACAGCGACGGCGTCTGGCAGGCGCACGCCCGGGCCGACGGCCAACTCGTGCCACCCGACGCCGACATGGCCGCCTGCAACCCCTGAGCATTATGTCATTGACACCTACCCAGTTCAATGACATAATCAAGGCATGACAGAGATCAGCAACCCCACCAGCACCTACGACCTGCTCGACGCCGACACCGCCGACCGGATCGGTACCGCCACCACCGAGCAGGTTGCAGCGTCGCTCGACGCCGGCCCGACCGGGATCATCGTCATCAGCGTCGACGGCGACCCCATCGACGCCAGCCAGGAGAACCTCCCGTGGTGCCAGCCAGTCCGGCGGGTCTACGTCACCGAGGCGTGACCGACGAGGAGCGGCGAGGTCGGGGCCGGCCGGTCACCCAGCCCTGCGGGACCCCCGCAGGGCGCCGCCGCCACCTCCGCCGCGGCGAACCGGTGTGCGACGAGTGCGCCGCCGCCTACTCCGCCGAACAGCGGCGCATGTACGAGCAACGCCGAGCGAAGACCCGACCCTGAAAACGACAAACGGCCGCCCCCCCGGCAAGAAGGGGCGGCCGTTGTCCTTGGGGGGATCAAGCGTCACTCGCAGTCCTCAGGGTCCGCGGAGCCGGCGTTGAAGTCGCGGATGAGTCGCTTGCGATACGCCTCGATCTCGGCCTGGCGCTCCGGTGTCTGATTGTCGGGACTCGACTTGGACGTGTCGATGAGGACGTTCGCTACAGCGGTCAGCCCTTGATCCAGATCGGTCCGGTCCCGGACACAGTTGTCGATCGTCGCCTGCCGGCTGGCCCGGATCGCCTGAGTGTTCTGCGCGAACCCCCCGGCAGCGACCGCTACCAGCCCAACCGAGACGATCGTGAGCTGCCACTTCTCCCGGAACCGATTGACCCGCCAGGCGACCGACCTCACAGCAGCCTCTCCAGGATCATCGCGACGGTCGCGGCGACGGCCAGCGACGAGGCGTACATCATCGACAACGGATAGCGGCTCATCATCACTCGCGGTCCTCCTGCTTCCGTTCGTCAGCGCGTAAGAACGCCGGCAGCCCCATCATCCCGGCGAACAAGATGAGCAGCGTGGGCCGCTCCACCGGCGCGATCAGCGTCTCGTGTGCCGCGCCTGCCAGGCCTCCCAGGAACAGGAGCGTGTCGCGGGGCACCCTGATATTCATCGGACGAACCGCTCTGTTCCGTCTCGATGCCACATCGTGTTCCTCTCCCACTGGTGCCGGTCACCCTCCTGGTGGCGGTTCGACGGGCACCTCGTTGTTGCGGTAGATCCGGCGAAGGATGCTCTTGCGGGAGTTCGGGTTCGACTCGGACCCGCCGACGAGCTCGGCCGACAGACCTCGCGTGAGGGTCGAGATGGCCCGTGCCCGCGGGTTCTGGTCGCCGAGGTCCGGGATGTGGGTACCGCGGACATCCTGGTACATCTCACCAACCAGGACGTCGGTCCGGTCGAGCCGCTCGTTCAGCTTCCGGAAGGCTTCTTTCGCTTCAGCGTCCATGACGAAATCTCCTGAGATGAGGCCGGTGTCGAGCAGGTGCTGCACGTCGGCGCGTACAGCTGGCATCCACACCGTGCGGGGGTCGATCTTGCGGTTGGGGTCGGTCTCTTTGTGGCCGAGCACCTGGTCCCTGGCCCACCGGTTGTACTGGGCGAGGGCGAACGACTGGATGAGACCGGAGCGCATCTGCTCGGCGGTGAGCAGTTCGCCATAGCCGTCGTTGAAGAACTCGTTCCCGAACCAGTCGTTGCCGCCGTAGCCGTAGCCGTTGTGGTTGCAGCGGCCGGCGGCGACCACCCAGACGGTGCCGGTGCGGGCGGTGCCGCGCTGTGAGAGGGGGCCGTTGAGGTCGGGGCGGCCGTCGCGCAGCAGCTCGGCGACGCGCCAGTCTGGCACGCTCGGCGGGGTGACGGTGGCGTGCCACACGTCGCCGAGCCCACCGAACCGTTGGGAGCCGCGGGTGCGCGCGCCGGGCATCTCTTCGACGTCGAGACCGAAGTGGTCGAACAGGTCGGCCTGGTAGGCGTGCCAGGCCATCAGGGCCGCTCGGGCCGCAACCGGTCAGGGTCGAACTCCATCGCGGGCTGCTCGGGTAGCGGGAGCAGCCCCTTCTCGGACGGGTACAGGATCGGCGTGACCCGGGCCACGGCGGCGGAGACGGCCGCGACGAACGCCCCCGCCGCGACGAGGAACCCGGCGGCCTTCGGCGCCCAACCGCCCAGCTGCGGCACGACCTCGGCGGTGAGCACGCCGATCAGCGCGGTGAGCGACGCCGCGACGGTCGGCCAGGCGGTGAGCAGGACCCGCGCTCTCGCGCGCAGGTTCGTCAGCCAGTCAGGCATCGGGTTCTCCTTCGATGGGGGTCATGGGAGTTGGGTGAATTCGAGGTGGCCGAACTCCTGGTAACTGCTGTTGCGGTGATGGGCGGCGATAACCCCGCAGAACCCGGGGCCAACCGGATGATCGAGGGTGGTCGAGGCGGAGATGTCGTAGGTCTGGACATTGGCCGCCGAAGACCAGTCAGGCTCCTCGTCCTGGTAGCGCCACACCTTGAAGCGGAGGTTGTTGCCGACAAGCTCGGCGACCATCCACATCGGCCAGAACTTCTTGTGGACCGGCGGGGTGATCAGGCCGGTGTCAGTCTTCAATGCCACGGCGACCTGATGACCGACGGTGAGCTCGTCGAGGCTGACACTGCCGCTTATGGTGTTGGCGCCCGTGCACGGCGCGGCCGTCGCGTTGAAGGTGGCGTCACCGGAAGAGATGTTGATCAGGTCGCCCTGGGCGAGGCCGTACAGGTGGTTGGGTACGGCGCTGTGACTGTTGATCCAGGTGATGAAGTTGAACCGCATCGTCGACACGAGCGCCAAGCTGCGGTTGAGTGGCGTGTTGAAGGTCTTCTGCCCGAGGACGTCACCCTGGATGAACCCGTCCTCAGCGGCGTCGCTGAACCAAAGGTTGCAGTTGATGACGTCAGGGTCGGAGAGGAAGACGTTGTTGGTGATCGCGACGCCTATGAACTCGCCGTCGCCGTCGATCTGGCCTCGCAGGATCAGGCCCATCTGCGGGGCTGCGGTTGCGGCCGAGTAGATGTTGGTGCCCCACCACAGCGCCTTGATCCTGCTGTTCGCCCATTCGGTCCCCTGGCGCAGGTACGCCTGGCGCATACCTCCACCGGTCGCCGTCGCGTGGCCGGTCACCCGGCCTCGCCCGGGGACCGCGACCGAGGTAGTGACGGTGGCATCGTCGCTGGGGTTGATCCGCCTCGGGGTCCAGGGGGTCCAGCCGTCGACGTCCCAGTCGTGAACGATCGGCGATAGGGGAAAGCCGGTGTGGTTGGCCCGGTCGAGGAGCTCGGCGACCTGCGCGACACTGACCCCGCCGAGCGAGGTCACCGTCACCGTCGCGGCGCCGGCCGTCACCGTCAGCGTCGCGGCGTCGATCGCGGCCGGGCCGTTCGACGGCACCCAGGTGCCGACCAGGACCGGTTCGTCGGTCCCGTCGATGTCCTCCAGGAGCAGCCACGGGGCGGGAACTCCGACGTCGAGCGCGCCGGTGATGACGTCGTCGGCGGTGACCGTCATCGTGTCACCGACGACCAGCACAGCGAGGGCGACGAGGTCGAGGGTCGACGTGAACGTCCGGCCGGCCAACGTCCCCGCAGGCCAGTCCAGGGTGAGCGTGACCGTGTTCCCGGGCCGGACCAACAGGTCCAGCCCGGCAGGGCGGAGATCAGCGAGAACGGTCATAGTGCTAATTCTCCTACGCGGGCGAGAGCTGCCACGAGACTTCCCACTTCGTGCCACCGTCGCTGAACTTGTGGTTGCCGGCTTCGATGAAGAAGTCGGCCTCGATCCCCAGCCCCGTCGACCCGGTCGCGGTCACGGTGATCTTGTCGCCGACCCGGCGGGCGATCGCCTGAGCCCGCAACGCCGCCGACTTGTGCGCCGGGAACGAGAGCTCGAGGATCTGGCGCTCCTGCCCGTAGGTGGCGACGATGCTCTCGCCGTAGGCCTCGGCGTCGGCTTCGGTAGCGAACAGGTTCGACGGCTCCGAGTGGCTGAGCACGGCGTTGTAGTCGGCCTGCGACGTGAGGTTGTCGGTCCTGACGAAGCGGCCCTCACCGCCGGTGCTGTTCGGGTTCTGGAGCGTCTGCTTCGTATGGCTGCCGTTGAAGCCCCTGACGGCGAAGACGACGGACTCGTTGACGACCGCGTTCGCGAGGGAGGCGTAGGCGGTCGGGTCCTCGGATTCGGTGCAGTCGACCTTGTAGGCGACCGTCTGGCCGACGTCGTAGTTCGTCACCCCCGACGTGACGATCCCACCGACCCCGATGCGCCCGTACCCGTCGGGCGGGTCGGTTGGGGTGTCGAGGACCATCGACCCGGCGTTGCCCCTGATCCCTCCGTTCATCACGATGAACAGGGTCGGCGCGCGGCCCCATCCGTGGACCAGGGCACCGGGGTCGTTCCCGGAGGCGAAGTCGCCGATCTTCACCCCGGCCGCGGCCTTGAACCAGTCCTGGACCCGTACGACGATCGCGAGCCAGATACCGGCCTCGGACCCGTCCCACGTCCGGAAGTTCGGGGTCGGCGGGGATGCTGCGTCGGCGGCGTTGCAGGGATGCGAGTAGACCCGGACCCGGCGGCCGCCCTTGAGGTCGCGGTGGGCGGTCCACCAGATCGGCGCCTCCCAGTCCTGGTTCCCGTCGTGCGAGCTGACGATGAACACGACCAGGAGGTCACCTTCGACGACGGTCGGCATGACCGGGACGATGTTCTCTGAGCCGCCGAAGTCGAGGGTGGCCGACGCGATCGGCGACCCGGGCGCGACCCCGGCGACGACCCGGTTGACGAGCTGGTTGCGGCGGTCGAGCGGCACGATCGAGAAGTACGGGTACTGGCCGACACCGGGCGTGTCGGAGAACCAGGCCATCGATGCGGCCGTCGCCCGGGCGTTCGAGTCCTGGAAGGAGAGCGGCCCCTCGTTCGTCTCGACCAACGTGCCCTGTTCGGTGTCCTCGATCATGCGGGCCATGGCGAGCGCCGGCCCGTCGGCGATGCCGATGCAGCCGGTGGTGACGGCGCCGAGGTCGAGCGGGTGCGGTGGGTGGAGGAGCCCGGCCCGGTGGAGGATGTCGCCGGTCACCGCGCCGGTCGCGGCTCCGGCGATCGCGAGGCGGGGTGAGGCGACGTCGACGGCGGCGGCCCGGGCGAGGCGACCATCAGCGGTCAGGGTCGCCGTGTTGGGCCTGTCGACGTTGACGGTGACCTGGAGGTCGGAGACGTCACCGGTCCAGATGACCCCGTCGACCGGGCCCGCGACCTGGTCGAACACGGCGAAGTCGCCGACCTCGGGGGAGCGGCCGGAGTTGTCGGTGTACGAGCAGGCGAGCCCGGCGCGGGTCCCGTCGATCGCGCCGGTCAACGTCGCCGTGCAGACGGGGGCGCCGCCGATGTACCCGGTGACCGTCTGGTTAACGATGCCGACACCGATCGCGACGCCTTCCCAGAGGTCGACCGCGTAGGTGGCGAGCGTCGTGTCGGCGCCCCCGGCCCGGTCGATGATGCGCAGACCAGTATCGGTCAGGTACGTGAACCGGGTGAAGTTGTTGATGTCGGTGAAGCGGGCGATGACCCCGTTCGTGCGGGTGGTGGCGTCGGAGCGGGTGAGCTGGCGGAGGGTGGCCTGCACGTAGTGGTCGGTCTCACCGGTGTCGAGCGTGGCGAAGACGCTGTCCGGCTGGAACAGGGTGTCGTTGGCGGCGGCGACCAGGTCCCGGACCACCCACGCCCCGGTGTGCGCCGTCCACGCCTGCCCCGTCTCCGCGACACCCAGCGCCCCGTCGGCCCGATTGAACCGGTCCCTCGCCAACAGGACCGGGTCGTCGACCGTCGCGCCCGAGGTCCGCACCCGGATCTTGCGACCGGTCCGCAACGAGAACGGCGCCACGGTCAGCGGGCCACCGGCGAAGTAGGAGAACCGGTTGTCGGTGTTCAGCAGGCTGAGCTTGAGCTGGCCCGGTTTCGTCTCACCGGTCAAACCACTCGGGAAGTCGCGGCCGGTGACTGTCTCGGCCGCGATTAGGTACCCGGTGATGTCCTCCTCCGACTCGGAGAAATCGCCGTCGTTGTCGAAGTCCCACTCGACGACGATGTCGGACAGGACCCCGCCGGCCGGGGCGTTCGGCTGGATGAACTCGCCGACCGTCGACTCGCCGAGGATGATCCCACCGTCAGGGACCTGGGTGGCGAGCAGGTCTTCGGCGTGGGTGATCGTGATCTTCGGGTCGTTCGTCGTCCCCGCGGTGCTCGCGTTGGCCCAGACGACGAACTCGGAGTCGGGTGGGACGACACCGGCGACCATCCGATCGGTCGACAGGACGAAGTTGAGGTCGCCGCCCGCGAACAGGGTGCACAGCGCCCGGATATCGCCTGTGTCCGACCACGACTTGTACGCCCCGGCCGACCCGATCCCGTTGGTGGCGATCGTCGTCCACCAGGTCTCACCGGTCCAGAACGAACCGATCCGCCAGTCGGCCGAGGTGACCGTCGCACCCCAGTCATGGAGGACCGCGATCACCGTGCAGTTCGTCGTCGAGCTGTCGGTCGTCAACCACGTCTGCATCACCGCCGAGCTGACGGTCTGGCCCGGGTTGATCGCGGACAGGTCGAAGTCGACGAAGCTCTGATAGAGGATGTAGTTGCCGAAGTTGAGCTGACCGACGAGGAGGTCGTTGGCGGTGGCCGCCGGCACTCCGGCGGTGCCGCCACCGTTCCAAGCGGTCGTGTAGGTGGCGCTCGAGGAGGAGATGTCGCCGTCCGCGGTGCCGGCGAAGACGACGGTGACGGCCATCTACGGCACCCAGGCGTCGGGAGCGGGTGCGACGTCGATCGAGTCCCACAGGATCGACCACAGCGCGGCGAGCGGGTCCGTGACGCCGTCGTGGACGGTCGGCGGGTTCACGAACCGGCGCACCGGATCGATCGGCACCTCGACACCGGCCTCGTCGTACAGGCGGACCCGGCACTCGACACCGATCACCTTGCCGGCCAGGTTCTCGATCAGCACCGGCTGAGCGGTCATCACGAGCCGGCGACCGTCACGGGTCCGCTGCGACCCCTTCGACCGGGCGACCGTCGCCGACTCCGCCGCGTTGGCCACGAGCTCGGCGCGCGACGTCACCGTGAACCGCTCCGGGTCAGCCATCGTCGCCGTCCTTCGCCGGGAGCCGCGGCGTGAACCGGTACCGGTCACCCAGGAACTCGAACGTGAGCGGCCCCGGGAACTTCTCCCAGCAGCGCAGCAGACTGTCCGACGACCGGCGGATCCAGTAGCCACGCACCGTCTGCGCCGCCCCGGTCGACGACCGCTCGAACGTCCGCAGCGTGTTGACCGCCGCCGTCGGGAGGCCACCGGTGATCGTCCACGACGCGAACGTCAGGGTCACCGCTGAGTAGCCGGCGAACGTGGCCTCCGTGAAGGAGGCGTTCGTGATCGCCTTGCGCTGCGCCGCGGTCATGCCGGCGTCCACGTCGTTCTGGAACAGGCGCAGCGAGTGGTCGCCGGCGAGGAGCGCCGCCAGGATCTCGACCTCGACCGCGTTCCCGAGCTGGATCATCCCGCACCCCGCAACCGGCCGGACGCCATCGCGTTCTCGACGATCCGCACCAGGTCACGCTCGGAGAGGATCGACCCGGCCACATTGATCGTCGCCCCGCCGCCGCCGCCGACCATCGACCGCATCCCACGGGGCAGCGGCACGATGGCCTCGTCGCGGCCGCCCTCACCGACGTTGATGATCGACCCGCCCGGGCTCGCCCGGACGATGCCACCGCGGGCGAACTTCGGCAGGTTCGGTGTGCTCAACGTCTGACCGCCGATCTTCTGACCGAACGCCTCGACACTGGGCAGCTTGAACGACAGGTCATTCCATTTGCCGATGATCCAGTTCAGGGCGGCACGAAATGCGTCCTTGAACCCGTCGAACAGACCGGACGCAGCGGAGGAGATCTTGCCCGGCAACCCGGTGACGAACGAGACGACGTCGTTGAATCGGTCGACGAGCCAATTCTTGGCGTCGGTCACCCGGTCCTTGATCCAGCCGAGCACCATCCCGACCTTCTCTTTGATGGTATCCCAGTGTTTGACAATCATTAACACTGCAATCCCGATCGGGCCGGTCAGGATCGCGAGGATGAGCGGCCAGTTCGTCGAGATCCAGTCCCATACCGCCTTCATGGCCGCCCAGATGGCGTCCCACACCGCGATGACAAAGGTCCGGATCGTGTCCCAGTGGATGATGAGGAGCGCGATCGCGCCGATCACGAGGGCGATGATGAGGATGGCCGGCCACATCGCGATCAGCCACGACGCGGCCATGATCGCGGCCGAGATGATCGACTGAGCGGCCATCACGATCCAACCGGCCACCGTGGTCGCCACCGCCCGGGCGAAACCGACGGTGGCGGACACGGTCGCCTTCGCAGCCATCATCACCCATGCCCCGGCGACCCTCGCACCGTTTGCGATCGCAGACACACCCATCGACGCGTGGGAGGCCACCACCTTGGCCCCGGCGCCGACCCAGGCACCGGCGGTCTTGGCCGCCGACGCGACCGCCGAGGCCGCCGACGCAGTCCATGACGCGACCTGCCGGGCGTTCGCCGCGATCTGCTTGCCCTGCGCCACGACCGCGGCGGCCTGCTTCTGGATCCAGACGACCATCGCCGGAATCAGAAGGGTCGTGATCACCGTCGCGACAGCGAGGAGCGCCGGGCGGGTCTTGGCCAGCCAGTTCACCAGGGAGGTGACCGCAGGCAGGACCGCGCCGAGCAGCACCGCGGCCAGCACCTTCAGTACCGGCTCCAGCACATCGAACCCGGAGTCGACCACCGCCGACTTCAAGTTCATGAAGGCTTCGACGAACTCCATGATCTGGGGGATGTACGGGCCGAACACCCGGCCGATCACCCCGGCGAGACGTTCGAGCGTCCCGAAGACCGAACCCACGATCGCGCCGAGCGTCCCGAAGATGAGCCCGATCGTCTTCGTCCCCTCGGCGGAGGCGACGAACTCGGCGAGCTTGGCGACCAGTCGCTCGACGGATGCGAGCAGCCCACCGGCGCCGAGCGACACCCCGCCGAACATGGTGGCACCGATGTCGCGGAGCTGACCGAAGATGGCGACGACCCGCATGGTGGTGTCCCACAGGGATGCGAGCTTGTCGAGGCCACCCTGAATGAAGTCGGCGAGCTGGCCGGTGCGCTGGGCCTCGACCATGAACGCCGCCAGCCGGTTCGTGGCCCCATCGAACCCGGACGTCAGGCCCGGCAGGAACGAGGCGCCCACCACCACCAGCGGCACGAACGCGGCGAGGAGCCCGTCCAGCCCGCGGATCATGTTCCCGGCGGCGCTGCTCGCGTTGTTCGTCGCATCGGCGATCTGGGCGAACGTGCCGGGCATCCGCAGGAACCCGACCGCAGCGTTCGCCGCGGAGCCGAACTCGGCGGCGATGTAGGCGAGGTTCCGTTGAATGGTCGGCAGGTACTGGTTCGCGAGCGGGGCGATGTCGCCGACGAGCGGGCCGAACAGGTTGGACTGCACCGCCCCCTTCAGCTGGTCGAACGCCGGCTTCAGCCCGGCGATCTCACGGACCACCTTCTGCGCCTCCGGGGCCAGCCCCTTGAGTGCTTCGGCGAAGGCTTCGGCGTCGCCGGACATCCCGGCCTTGAGCGCGTCACCGACACCGAGGAGCCCGATCTTGAGCGCGCCGAGGGCGAGACCACCAGCGAGCGCGGCGGCCGGGAGGAGCGCGAGCGCGGCGCCGAGCCCGTGCGCCAACTTCCCGACCCCGGAGATCAGGGCGCCGCCGAGCTGAGCGAGGAACGTCGCCGAGAACCCGGTGGCGACCGTCATCGCGGTCGCCTTCGCCCCCGCCCCCATCATCTTCTTGAACCCGTCGAGGAACTTCTTCGCGTGCTTCTGACCGGCGTCGTCGCCGTCCTTCTCGACGTCGGCGCCGAGCCCACGGATCGCCTTCTTCACCCGCTCGGCCCCGGCCTTGATCGCGGACGCGTCGATGCCCACCTTCACCATCAACGTGTCGATCGTGCTCACTGGTCACCTCCCCGGGGGAGCCTGAAGAAGTTGCGGAGGATCGAGGACTGCTCTTCGCCGGACTGCCGGCGGCGGCCACCCCACTTCGGGACGAAATCGGCAGGCTTCACCTTCGTCTTCGAGGCGGTGTTGGCCACGGTCGAGGCGACCAGAGCGGCGAGAATGTCGTCCCGGCGCGGGCCGAGCGGGCCGTACTCCTGCTCGTGGACCGCCCACTCCGACAACTCGGTCGACGAGACCCGGTCGAGCATCTCGCCCACCGTCATCCCGCCGAGATGAGCCGCTAGCCGGAAGTGGAACTGTCGCTCTGGTCGTCCCCGAAACCCTCGGCCAACGCCTCCGCATCATCGGCGTCCATGCCGGAGATGTTGAAGATGGCCTCCCGGAGACGGGTCGCTGCCCGGGGATGTTTGACGATGATCCGTCTGGCATCGTTCTCCTTCAGGATCGGCTGACCGGCGACATCGACCACACACGCAGCGATCATCTGCACGTAGGTCTTGCCCATCGACTTCCCATCACCGCCCTGGGAGAGCTGGATCGCCGCCGACTCGTACAGGTTGCGGAGCGCGCCCGACAGCTCTCGCACCTTGACCGAGCCGCCGAGCTCGGGAATGGGCACGATCTCCGTGCGGACCTGCGCGGCCGAGGTGGCCTGCATGATCGCCGCACGGTCGAGCAGCGTCGGGCCTTCCTCGTCGTCGTCGAAGTCGTCGAGGTCGGGGTCCAGGTGGTCGATGTCGGTCACGGCGTCAGCACCGGCGGGCCGGCCACCTTGATACCGAACTCGCCCTCGAGGGCGCCGTCGTGCGGCGCAACGCTGGTCAGGCTGTTGATGTACCCGGGGAACACGATGGTGGCGGCGCCCGCGTCGGGGAGCGTGATCCGCATGTCGTGCGTGGTCTTGATGTTGGTGAGGATCGCGGCGTGGATCGCGGGGTCGTACCGGACCGTCCCCGTCAGCGTGCCGCCGTCCTTCAGGCCGCCGATGAACTCGCGCCACTGGCCCGGCGACGAGTGCGTGGTCACGTCGTAGTCGTCGACGGACACGTCGAAGATGTC